GTTGATTGTCAAACTGTAGGGCACAGGCATCAGTCGCTCAATGGTAAAAGCATTGCCTTGCGTGGTTTCATAGGTATCTGTGGCAGTATCATAGTAGCGTTGACGAACATTCATTTTGCTAACGTGATACGGCTCTTGCATTCTGGGTCGATCGTAATCCAAACTAGTGATGTAAAAAGTCATCAACGGTGTGCTGGGCAATGAGTTCGGCGAGTTATTTTGCATCACAGTGGATACTTGACGGCTCGAATCACCGTAACGAACAGGCACACGAATCAGTGTGTGATTGGTGCCTTCTTCGTTGCGACCGTATTCAACGTTGAAGTTAGAAAATATTCTAGCAAACTGTAGTAAGAAACGACGAATTTGTTCATCATAAAACCACAAAGGACCGGCCATTAGATCGCCTCCTTGCATTTGATGCCGTGAGATCTAAAAAATCCATTAACGCCAATAATTTTTTTACAGCATAAACAAGTAACTCTTGACTGTTTTTTTCCTAGCATAGGCCCACCATCTTTTCTTTTCCATCCGCCAATTTGAGTTGTAGCGTGTCGTAATTTTTGAACTTGTCGCATTTTTTCAATGCTTTCCGGACTGTGTTTTTTGTTACCGCCAGTTTCTCTATTATTGTAGAGAATTATTTCTTGATCCCTTAGTCTGTTTGCCCATAACGTTTCTAATCTATTTAACTCGTTTAAGTTTGTTGCAGTCTCGACTATTTTCCATTCAAACTGATCTATGCCATATTTTCTCATGCTATCATACAGATAACTTTTTTTGTTTTTGCGAGCCATATCGCAATGTGCATACCATCGCATTTTAGGATTTGTTTGGATAGTTTGTCCTACATACATTTTACCGTTGACAAGGTTAGTGATAGTGTAGATATACATGATTAACCTCCGTTATCAGCGTTGGGTTTGAGAATCTGTGATAGACTCTGACGGCTTGGGATCGTGCCTCGGTCATTGGTCTGAACAGTGTCTGTGTTGTTGACAAATCCAGCTCGCAGCGTCTTGGCATTTTCAGCAAAGTCCAGGCCAGTTCGGACTTTGTCCTCAATCTTGGCCCATGAAGCTCCATTGTAACGGAACAATCTATTGGGAAAATAATCTAAACGCAGGCAATAATCGCCCACAACTGGATTGGGCGGAAAACTCACACCTGGAGTAACTGGTAGTCCGTTGGGTGCCACGCCGTCGCCGGTTAGATAGCCCAATGTATAGCCATCACTGCGCGGAGTAGTGCCTTCTGCTCCTTCGGTGCCGTCTACAGTGACATTGGTGTTGTCTACAGTTACACCCGACGAAGCAGGCTGGCCGTCTTCGGTTGTGGGCAGTATATAAAACTTCACAGTGTCATAGCCTGACAGCGGCAATTCAATGTCAGCCTGTGTGAGTATGGCGTCATTGATTTCAAGATCTTTGGGACGAGTAGATGCTTGATCAGCAATGGTTGTGGGATCTTTGGGTCTCCAATACTCGGTGTTGCCAATGTCTGTTCCTGGCGGAACATTTTTTATTGCTTCGTAATAATTGTCGCCATCTAACACTATACTCCCTTGTGGATAGAAATTGCCATTGTCCCAGATATTATCGGGTTCAAAAGGTTTGTCCAAAATATCGTTGTATTCTTGTGCATTGACCATGGGCGTGGCTTTGACACGCCAAATGTGTGGCAACCACGTTTGACTGAAACCTTCGCTGCCGAAGTTGGCTTCTTGAATTACGTAGTAACGTGGCAGGGCCTTGTTGATACTGGTATTCAATGGGTGGTAGTCTGTTAAATTTGGTAATTCAAGGACGTCGCCGCTCATGAGTTTGCGTCCCACTGTGTCGATCATGTCGTTGTAGTGAAACGAAATAAACAAGGTGTCGTTGTTTAAGAACAAGCCAAATTGGCTCAAGTTAAAATCAATGTCCTGTTGACGATACACACCACGCATGATATAAATGTCTTGATCGTATTTGCGATCTCGGTTTTCCAGCAACAGCAAATCTTCAATAAACAGTGGATTTTGCTGATCGTAAACGGGCAGTGTAGCATCGGCATCGCCAGCGTCTCCTGTTTGTGGACCCATGTATTTGTGCAGATACATGTCAAGCCCACCCACAGTGAACATTTCACTGATGCTGCGATCAAAAAATTGATAATCGTTGGTTCGATTAGGACGCCATAAACTTAGCCTTGGCATTGTAATTCTCCTTGTGCTAATTTTTTAGCAAGTTTATTTGCTTTAAGGCTAGCAGTTCTACGTGCAATTTCTTCGGGCGTCATTTTGTATCCAAATCTTGGATTGTTCTCTCCAAACATTTTTCTCTTCTCTATATGTTCAGTAGTTTGTTTTCTACCTTTTGTAGTAGCACTCTGCTTGGCACGTTGTTCTTCTGTTCTTTTTCTGCCAAGTTGGGAATCTCGTTGTTTTTGTTTTTGCTCTTCACTTTTTGGTTTATTAAAGAACGGACTTAATTCTCCTCGTCTGCCGAACATAGGGTTGTTTTCGCCTTTGAATCGTTCACTCTTAATCTTTGAACCAGCAGTTTTGATACTTTCAAAAAGTCTACTTGATACCTTGTAACGTTGCTGCCCGGGCTTTTCTCTGTAAAGCATACAACTAAATGCATTCCACATTTGATATTTTTGTTTTGTTTCGATGACCATTTTAGTAAGAAGCCAGTGAACGATAAAATGTTCTCTTCCAGTCAACGCAACAAGATTATCTTGATCATCTGTTCCTCCCAATGACTTGGGAATAATATGATGAATTTCTTTATAACTGTCATTGATAGTTGCTCGAACTTTTGCTTGTTCGATAAGTTGATAATACCAACGGGTGTATTTGCTATCATTGAAGACCATGCAGTATTTAGCGGTAAGTTGACTCAGAGACCAAACTGTCATAAAATACAGTATGGACGAGCTGTATCAACGAGCAACAGATTGTGTTGAACAAATAAAAACCATAAAAAATCGCCAGGCGCGCCGAGACCTGTTGCGAATGCTTGGTGTGGTAGATTCCACGCTGAATCAATTGGACAGCGAAAGTGTGGAGTGTCGCAGATTAAAACGAAATACTACACGCTACGAAACGCTGAAAAAACAAGCAGAAGAATTAATTGTCAACCTGGAAAAACATCTAACTCTTGCTCGTTTACTGTATGTTTGACACAAATTGAGCACAGTGCTATAATTACAGTCAAAGGAGCACACATGAAGATCTCTGCACCCAAACCCCTGAACCCCCGCAGCCCCGATACCAAGTATGTGGGCGAGGAGCCGCTGTGGCGTGAACAGCCCAGCGAACATCGGTTCACTGTGTTGAGTCGAGCGTTCAACTGGTATAATTACTTCTACGGCAAAAAAGAAGCCAAGGATTTTGTGGCCGGCTACCTTGATCGCCGTGAACAAGTTCGGGATGCCAAGCAGATCCGCAGTCTTGGTGACAGCCAAATCAGGCTCACAACTGGTTGGTTGTGTCGCATGACAGACATGGGCTTGCAGTTGAACGAGCACGAGCAAATCAAACTGGACAACATGATTGTTGAATTGCTGGCGATCAAAAACGAGCCCAAAGAACAAGTTGTTGCGGTTGATTTTGGCGTGCCTAAAACCACAATTCAAGATCGGTTGCGCGACAAAGTGTCTGAATGCCTGGGCGAACTGGACGGCCAATTTGACGAGTTTGTTGCCGCAGGCGCCAAACTATCAGCAGACTACAAACCTGTGAGTGTCATGAGAAGCATGAACATTGCACCGCAAATGGTGTCAATGATCCGGGACACTTGGACCCGCAAGCTTGCGGAATTTGAAGAAGTTGTGGCAGGCAAAGACGCTGACCTTGTGAAAGCCTATGACTACATGACCAAAACACAGCTCAAAAACTGTGTGAAGTTTTGTGAACTTGTGATCTCGGACTGCGGCAGCTATGTGCAAATCAAGAAAGTCGAGCGCAAGCCCCGCAAGGTCAAGGCAGTGCCCCCGGAGAAGAAAGCAGCCAAGTTCAAGATTTGTGCAGAGTTTGCTGAACTCAAGCTCCGGAGCCTGCCGGCTGCACAATTGGTGGACAAAAGCGAAGCCTGGCTATATGACACCAAAAAGCGCAAGTTGATCCATGTTGTGGCCGACGAGTATGCCAAGGTGTTTACTGTGAAGAACAATGCTGTGATTGGATTCAGCACCGTGGAAACTGTGCAAAAAACACTGCGCAAACCTGCAGAGCAACTCAAGGCCATTGTGGCTGCTGGAAAACCAGCTGCTCGCAAACTGTTCAAAGACATCAAGGCCACAGAAACTGCATGGAACAGCCGCGGCACTGAGAACTTGGTTATTCTTCGGGTCTGGTGAACTAAATATAGGGACGGAGTTCCCTATATGGCTGAAAATACCCTACAAGTTCTCAAACAAGACCTAATCAACTATGTGCAACTGCAACTGGGCAGTGGCATGATTGACGTAGAACTTGACCCTGCACACTACGAAGCTGCGTATCAAAAAACCATTGGCACTTATCGTCAACGTGCGCAGAATGCTTACGAAGAAAGCTTCAGTTTTCTTGAGTTGGTGCAGGATGTCAACATCTACACACTTCCGCAAGAAGTCATCAACGTGCGTCAGGTTTATCGTAGAACATTTGGCAACAGCCAAGGACCCTATGCCACAAACTTTGATCCATTCACACAGGCCAGTTTGAACGTTTATTTGATGAACTTCAACGTGGCCGGAGGCCTGGCCACATATGATTATTACACACAGTATGTGGAATTGGCTGGGCGCATGTTTGGTCAGTATGTGGTGTTTACCTGGAACCCAGTGACCAAAAAATTGCAAATGAGCAGAGACTGGCGCGGCACCGGTGAAAACGTGCTGATTTGGACAGACAATCTAAAACCTGAATTCCAGTTATTGTCAAACTACCAAACTTCACAATGGATTCGGGACTACATGGTTGCCAACTGTAAACTCATGATTGGTGAAGCTCGCGAAAAGTTTGGACAGATTGCCGGACCACAAGGTGGCGGCACACTCAACGGCACCGCGATGAAATCCGAGGCCCAGACTCAAATGGATGCGTTGATTCAACAGTTGGTGAACTATGTAGACGGGTCACAACCACTGACTTGGGTCATTGGATAATTGACACTCACACAAAGTCGTGCTATAATCTAGCATGGATTGCATGATTGACATCGAAGGCCTAGCAACTGGCCCTGACGCTACTATTTTAACCATTGCAGCACAATGCTTTGATCCATTGACTCGAGGATATTTTGAGCAGCATTACTATGCTCGAGTCACATTAGAAAGTCAAGAAGATCGCAGAATTGAACAGGGCACAATCGATTGGTGGGCCACACAAAAAGCCGCACAAGCTGAGGCCTTTGCCGAAGACGGTCGTATTCCCTTAAAACAAGCCCTGGAAGAACTTCACAAATTGTGCTGGAAGTGCAATCGTATTTGGATGAATGGCCCTACCTATGATGCCAATATTTTAGAACATGCCTACAAGAGCTATGGACTGGCTCTGCCCTGG